ATTTTAGATTTTTCTTTAACATAACGTGATTTTTCGACATTGATAATAAAATGATAACCAACAATTTCAGTACCTTCTTTGTCTTGTTGACGACCGAGAATATAAATGTTGTCAGCTGAGTAATATGAACCTGTACCACCACCAACAATATCTTTAGGGAACATTCCAATTTCTTTGTATGTGTGATTCACAACAACCATAGGAATATCTTTAATGGTTAAGTGTGGTGTTACCATACGGAACAAACTCTTAACTTGTTTTGCTCTAGACATATCTGCAACTGATTTGCCTTCAAGAGCATCTTCAACTTCTTTCTTTGAAGCCAAATTGCCAATCGAATCAAGGATAACCATAAGTTTATCACCACGTTCAATGTTTTCAAACTGTTGCATAATATCAAACTTCAACTGTTCAATATTGGTCAATGGTGTATGCAACACACGATCCATATCAATACCAAATGTTTCAAAGTATTTAACTGGTGTACCAAACTCTGAATCATAGAACAATAGAATTGCTTCTGGATATTTGTCCATGTAAGATTTAGCCATTAACAAACTAAACGCTGTCTTAAAGTGTTTAGATGGACCTGCCCACATTGTAAGGCCTGGTGTAATGCCACCATCTAGCCGACCTGATAGTGCAACGTTAATCATTGGCACGGCAGTCGGAATCATATCTTTTTCTGTGAAGAATTTAGACTTAGATAGAATTGCACTATCTTTAATTGTCGAATTCTTTTTCAATTTCTCAAGTAAACTCATTTTAACCTCTTTTTAAAAAAAACTCTCTAAGGAATTCTGTTGTTCTGTTGTCCAATTCATGCAATCTAAAATTACTTTAATTGGTTCAAGGAATGCCTTATTGAATTGCATATCATAATCAATAAACTCTTGCAAGCCAAACTCCACTGGCAATCTATTTGGGTATGAAATAACCGTATCTTTCATGGGATTTGGTTGTTTCAAATATGTGAATTTAATCTTCTCACCTTCTTGAATCAATGCATACTTTTTATCAAGTTTCATTGCTTTCAGTTTGGTGTTATAAAGAATAGCACCCTTCACATGGATTGGTGTACCCTTCTTATATAGAGTCACATTATCAGAGTATTCTTTCAGACCATTCAGACCACGGGGGAAAGAAATATCTTCAGCCGGCAACTGCTTAAATTCATTTCTGAAATCTTCAATGAATTTATGAATATCGGATTCGGTGCCGTTAATCATAATGTCAATTGATTTTCTCATCTTCTCACGGATGGCAGCAGGTGTAGATGACTTAATCATCTCAAGGCCCATGACTTTCATCTTAGGTTCTTTGTACTGCACACCTTCATTATTAAACACATTTAGAATGTAACGCTTCTTGGCAGTCCAAATACCTTTGTTAGCCAAACCTTCACGTTTCATTTGCATCTTCTGAGCATAGGCATGAACATAATCAGCCAATTCTGTATAAGATTTATCTATGTGTGGTTGAAGTTTTTCTTCACAAACTTTGTCCATGAATTCAATAATCTTTTGTTCAGGCACATCACTTTTCTTACCATAAACTTTTTCAACCAATTCACCAAGACGGAGGTAAATCGAATCAGTATCAGAAGCAATCACATAATCTTTATCACTATCTAGCAACTTGTTCATGTACTGGTTAATTTTAGCTTCGATCCAACGAATAGAAAATTGACCAGCAGTAGTAACACCCAAGGCCATTCTAAGGTCATAGAATCTGAAATACTGGGAACCTAGAGCACCGTAAGCACTATTGAGTGAGACTTTCTTTGCCAATTGCAGGTTATCATAACGAGCAATCTTATTTTTCAGTTCATACTTTTTATTAGGATCCGACTCAACTTCATAATCTTTCTTAGCCTGAATCATCATTTTCTTAAACTTTGAACGATCCGCATACATTTCTTCTAGCATCTGAGGTAAGAAACCTTTTTTAGTTGTTGAAAAGAATTGACCATTTGGAGTAATAGTTACACCACTCATATTTGATAGATTAACTTCTTTAAGCAACAATTTATCAACGCTTACACCAGAAGAAATGATTTGTCTCATCTCAGGAGTATAATCATGTGGCTCAACCAATGTTTCAGGTGAAATATTGTATTGCATCATCAGGTGAGGATACAAACTGTTCAAGTCAAATGATGCCACATAGTTATGCATACCGACTTGTGGGTCTTTAACATAGGCACCTTCAAAGGCCGCAGTCTTACTCTTTACAACTTTAGGAGGAACAATAATCTTTTTGTCCAACAAGTAATTGTAAATCAAAGAATCCCACATACGAGTTTGTGCAAAGATATCTTCGTAGTTTGTTTTGGTATCATAAGCAAGAGTCAAGCCCAACTCAATCAACTTCAACTTGTTCTCTAGTTTGAAAATCAACTCTACGTCTTTGATGTTGTACTCAATAAACTTTTGGTAATCTAAACGATACAACTGATGCAAGTTATCGAACTCATCATATGAAATCTTACCTTCACCCAATTCAACTTGTGAAATATTATCCAAACGATATGACTCTTGTGATTTACCACCTGGCGCATACCATCTGTACAATTCAATATAATCTAATGTGGAAACACCTGTGAATTCATATGCAATTAGCTCACGATTGTTCACAACAGCCTTACGACTATTGATATAATTCCATGGTGATAGTTTCTTAACTTCGTCATCACCGAGAATTTTAGTGATACGATTCACAAGATATGGAATATCAAAGAACTTAACATTCCAACCAGAAATTACATCTGGACAATTTTCTGACCAAAAGGCCAAAAACTTTTTACACAGGTCATATTCATCATCACACTTGGTGTAGATAACATCTTCACGGTCATTTCTAAACTCACCACATCCAAAGACTGTTGCATTACCATTTAAATACTTGACACAAATAGCTGTGATAGGTTCATTTGCTTGATATGGGTCAGGGAAACCATTTTCAGAACCAACTTCAATATCGATAACTGCAATTGAAACATGGTTAATGTCCCAATCAATCATACCTTTGTGTTGGTCAGCAATGAAAGCATATTGAAAGTTGGCATTACCAAATACATCAAAGCCTTGAACACCATCATAACGTTTAACGAAATCACGAGCCTCACGCATACCTTCGAACTTCATAGGTTCAAGGTAATCACCTTCAAGTGTTTTGAAGTTAGTGGTTTTATTAGAGCGTAAAAACAAAGTCGGCGTGTAAGCAATTTTATACTTAACACGCCGGCCGTCTTTTACACCACGATAGAAAATATTGTTGCCAACACCGACAACGTTAGTGTAATATTGATTAGTCATTCATACATTATATCAGAATTTTGGAATAGATGTGGCAATTTGAATGCCAGACCCAAACATTTCACTATACTGATTCATCAATTCCCGTAAAGGAGTTGTGGTACAAAGAATGTCCTCATTATTGATTCTGATACCAGTTTCGAATTCTTCACAGAATTGGATAAAAGGAGAGAATGCCATCATAGGGCCATCTTTAGTTGGTTGCATGATGCATTGAACAGGTTTCTTTACCAGAATATAACCTGATTCTTCCACAACCTCAGCCAAGAGGGTGTGGTTTGTTTTGAAAGTAATTAATTGGAGATTCATACACGAACCTCCGCATCAACTACACCAATGGTAACCCAACGTTTTGGGATAAGCATCTCACGGCCGTTAAACTTGTGAGCATCAATGGTTGGGTCTTGCATCCAACCAACAACCTCGACCTTGTTATCAAACTCACGCAAGAACAGTTCATATCTGTCCGCATGAGGCATTTTGTACTCATTGACCAACCTTTTGGCCACTTCACGTAAATTCATATTTACCTCTTAAAAAATATACGATAATGTATTATAACAGAATTATTAATAAATTGCAAGCTTTTACTTGGCAAACTTGGTGAAATCTGGCTTCTTCCAACCTTCAGGTTTAAGAACTTTGCCGTCTTCACGTTTGATTACCGTTTTAGTTTTGCTATCAATCTTCTTTAGGTTACTAAGGGAACCTTCATCCCAAATACCCTTTGTGTCCCAACCACGGGAATTCATATACCCAATGATTACCCACATAGTATCAAAACAGGCATCGATGGTTTCAACATCATCATTCTTACTAACAGCATCAATGAATTCGTGGTATTCTTCATTGATTAACCTTCGGTACAACAATGCTTGTTCACCATTGTCTGTGGTTGTTGTTTGGCCTGCAGCCGTCATAAACGTTTCAACATCTTTAAAAACACTAGTCATATTTAATTACCTCTACGTTACACTTCTTTAAAAATTTAATTCCATTATCATCACGATAACTATTCCGATAATAAACACTATTGATACCACTTTGGTAAATCAATTTGGCACAATCAAGACAAGGTGCATGAGTTACAAACAATGTTGCACCATCACTTGAGTTGGTACTACGTGCAATCTTTGCGAGTGCATTAGTCTCTGCATGGAGCACTTCAGGTTTGGTTTTAAGAATGTATGTTGCACCATCTCCATCTGTGCATTTAAAACGACCTGGTGAAAAGTAATCTCTTACCTCACATTCATTTGTCCAACCAGAAGGCATGCCATTGTAACCAATACCAATAATAGTATTGTCCTTCACAATGACGCAACCCACATGAAGCCTTTTTGCTGAAGATAATTCAGCATAGACTTCAGCGACTTTCATGTGTGCATCAATAAACTTCTGCTTCATTCTAAGAATGCTAAAGGCACTTCAATCTTTCTCAATCCATTTGCATAGAAGAAAAATGGCACAAATCTTTCATTTAGAAAACCAGGATATCTCCATGGATTAATTTCTGTACAGTTGTATTGTTTAATATTCTTATCAGGAAATGTTTCAGAACAATTTTTCCAAATATATTCCATGATTTCGAAATATTCATTCACAAGTTGCTTGAATAGGTGTCTAGGTAAAATATACACACACTCATAATTACAAATACTATTATCAGTAAACCACATCATATGTTTACGATAGCTTGGATTTACAACTTGAATGCCTTCTTTAAATAGATTCCAATATTCAGGCAGTTGTGATTCTAGGTATTGGTTTTCAATTGACTTGTCCATCATACGATAACGACTACAAACAACATCAGCTGATTGTAAGTATCTTAATGCGGCTTCTTTTTGTGAATCAGATGTTAACATTCTACACGATTCAACATTAGATGGCACATGGAGTTTTTCACCAACATAACCAACACCTTGTTGAATTGCTAGGTATCTGCGGTACGAACCAACACCAAGGTATTCAGAATCGGTATCATTGTTTGCAAGGTAGTAATCTGTTGCTTGTTGACCTAAAGCTTTAAGAAAATCAAGCTCATCAACTTTGGAATAATAATGGCGATACTTATTGATAGTATTCAACCCACTATTCACATTGATATATTCACCATTTGGACTTGGTGGATGCCATTCAAATGGACCAGAACCTGCAGCGTAGGAAGCTTTTACCCAACTTGAATCGAAATTAAAAGCATACTCTCTGTGAGTATGTATCATCATATTAATCATAATTTTCCTAATATTTTCCTGCTTACTTTATACAGGGACAATTAACGTATGTCAGTTCAATTGCACGGACGCCTTATACCGTAGCATCAAACAGCCCTAAGGTGGGTTCTTCAATAATCTTGAGTTTTCTTACCAATGTTATACTTAGCAATAAGTTCCCATTGATCCTTCTCTTTGAAGGCTATAATTTTAATTTGATGTAAGGGTGCAATGTTGTCGGTCATAATTTTTTTATTCAAGATTTTAATCAGACCCCATTCTTCCAATAAATTTGCAATAGCGTTACGTCTTTGAATATCGTTCTCGGAAATATTGGATGGTTTTCCATCTAATGCAAACAATTCTTTAAAGTGTACAATGTAATATTTACCTTGCTTGTGCAGGATATGGCAAGATTGGTATAACACTTTCTCTTTGCGAGAGGATACACCAATTCTTGTTAGGGTTTCCCGAACCTTTAAAAAATCATCCTGTTCGTTAAGAATAACCTCAACGAACTTTGATAAATCAACCATATCATTTCCTTAATCCACCGGTGTCGGTTTTTTCTTTTAATTCTTGGATTTGTTCTTTGCTAAGGAGACGCAAGGCGTCACGAGCTTTAGAATTGGAGAAATTATAGACTTGCTTTATACATTCTAAATCTTCACTTTTTTCAACTTTAACCCACTTAGCAAATGGTCTTTTCTGTGACCTTACCGTATTTAGAAGGAAATCATTCTGTAGTTTTTTATCAAGGAAGTGCCTACGATTCATCTCATTGGCATACATGATGCAGTCCTTATGATAGGAAAGGCTGCGGTTTACCAAAAAAGATGTATAGTCTTTCTCAGAAGATTCATCAACAATCAATTGCTTCTTGTTTTGCAAGATAGCGTTAACATAATCAAATGGATTCATAATTTTTAATGCATAACCAATTATTTAGTATCCGTAAGATTTAGAGATTTTACGGACGATTTTTTGGCGGTCAATTTACTATCATCCGGATTAATCCAACAGAATCAATTGTTACCAAAAGCATGTAGTTAGCCAGCATGCCGAAAGATTGGCGAGTCCAAGCAGCCCAAGCGTAGAGACCACAGCCGATGATCCAAATAGGGTAAAGATATAGTAGGGGAGGATTTGGGACTGTGAGAGCCATGGTAATAGAACACCCAATACTAATAGCCCAAGCAAGCAACTCAACGCAAAAACGAAACCTATTACTAGTAAAGTCATCTCTAATCCAATCAAATGTAGGTTTGAATAAGTCTAAAATCATATGAACTCGCAATTCACCATGATTTCTGTCAAGCAAGCAACTGTATTAATCTCATGGTCGGCCACAAAAGCAGACTTGTACTGGTAGTCAGCAAGAATCAATACTGCTTGTGGAATAGATTGAGGTTTCATTACATCATACATCGAATCGTAAATCTTACGGAATAATGTACCAGAATCCACTTCATTGGTTGCAACCCATTTACGAATAGCACCAAAGTCCTTATCACGGATAAACTTTACAACTTCATCAATAGAAACATCACCGATTTGAGCAAGAATGCCTGTATCGATTTTACCAAACTGTGAGTAACGCTGTAACTCATTTAGAATACGGCGAAAATCTGGAAAGTGTTTCTTTGTTAACTCAGCAATAACCTTGTCTTCATACTTAACATTTTCACTTTGCAAAACATTTTGAACTCTCTTAAAGAACGCAGAGGCCATCTTGGCTTTCTCACCATTCTTCAACGAGAATTCAATAACTGCACAACGTGAATGCAATGGTTCAATGATACGATTCTTGTAATTACATGTGAAAATGAATGAACAATTGCTTGCAAATTCTTCAATAGCATTACGTAAAGCTGGTTGTGTAGAATTAGGATTCAAATAATCAGCTTCGTCAATGATGATGACCTTGCGGCCACCAGTTAAACTCATTGACGAGGCATAATTCTTAATCTTGGTTCTGAATGTGTCAATACCTGATTCGTCAGAACCATTGATTACCATGTAGTCGCAACCGATTTCGTTGCACATGGCTTTCGCTACTGTTGTCTTCCCTACTCCTGCCCCACCAGCCAGCAGAAGATTGGGAATGTTTTTCTGATTCACGTATTCTTGGAATGGTTTTTTCAACCTTTCTGGTAGAATACAATCCTCGATTGTTTGAGGCCGATACTTCTCTGTCCACAATAGATGTTCCATAGGAACCTTTCACATAAATCATAATAAAAAAAGGAACAATTATTCTTTGGAGAATTTACTACCTTGTTCTGTAGTAATCCAGTATTGCAATGTTACATTTTTGTTTTTGAAATGTGAGATGCCTTTTGATGAAATGGATACATCATATGTTCCAGGCAAAATCTTGCTAACATTTTCTGTTTTGAAAATCATACGATACTTACTACCATTACCAACAGTATCAAGTTTCAATGCATCAGTATGAGCAGAATCATTTTGTGTGTCTAATGTCACAATGTTTACTTCTGTACCATCAGATTCAATAGCAATTTGTGGTGAAGACAACACAGATGCCGCACGTAGAATCCAATCAAAATCTTCTGACGTTAGGTTGAAAGTAATTTCAGCCTCAGGCATTGTCAGTTCTTTTTCTGGTGGCGTGTTAATCATTGTAGGGTCACAGAAGCGGTACTTAATCTTAGAACGGCCTTTGTTGCCAACGATTACAACATGTTTCTCATCAAACTCAAATGATGGGTCATCTTTGTGTAAGGAAACAACCGACAAAAAGTTGTTTAGGTCATAAACACCAAAATCTGTAGGCACTTCTTCATTGATTGTCACTTGTGCAAGAATGTTCTTGTGTGACGATACGGTCTTTAATGTTTTACCAGTTTTAAAGAACAGACCTTGGTTAATAGTACCAAAATTCTTTAAGACGGAAAGGGTTTCACTCGATAGTTTCATAATATACTCCAAAAAAATTAATCATTCACAGAATGGATTGTATCATGTTCATATAGAAACATGAGGCAACACATAGCATGAGCAAGGTGATGTTTGCCAGATTCAACATCTTCAATTTCACCCGTTTTCCAAGCCCATAAATGCCTCTGTAGGGCATCAAAATACCTGCGTTTTGAATCAGGTACTTTTTTCCAATTATCACGCTCATACTTTTGGGCACCAAATGTAAGAACGTCAACAGTAGCTTCTAATGCCTTCGGCGGTAACAAGCCGTATTCTAGCTTGTTACCATCGAATTTGCGACCACCAGTGGTGGCGGTTTGAGAAGCTTTTACTACATCCGTATCTTCTTCATCAAACCTTGGCGTCATAGTTTTCCTGTGTACTGTGCAACAGCAGGCATATTACCAGTAAAGGCATATGTACCAATGTGTTGTGTTCTCATCCATGGACACAAGAAGATTTTACCACCCATCTTGCGCCACATTTGGCAAAACATATAGTCTTCACTTAGATAACGTTCAGAACCACCGCCTGTAATACTATCTTTGGTATCAATTACTGTATCAAAGAAAGCATGGATGTATCGTGAGCCATCAAAGTTTGCTTGGCCAACATGGTCTGGTTTGTATTTGATAGTTGGATATTGTTTTTCCATTTTCTCAAACACTTCACTCTTAACCAGCATGAAACCTGTACCAATTTCCATAACTTCAAGTGGTTCTGTTACAGTAAATTGTGATGTACCTTTAACAACGTTGAAGACATATTCGCCAACAAGGTTCTCAAGCTCTCTAGGTTCCAAACCTGGATGTGTACGTGCCGCAGAAGCGATATTACCCCAGTTGATAGATTTCTTAGGATAAGGACCACCAATAACATCTTTATCAAGTGCTAGAAGTGCTAACACATCTTGCGGACTGTAATGAATATCAGAATCGATAAACAATAAGTGTGTAAAACCAGAGCGCAAGAATTCATCAACCAAATAATTTCTAGCTCGAGTGATTAGCGATTCATTAAACAGGAATGAAAACTTAGTTTCAACTCCGTATTTCGCCATTGTAGTTTGTAAGTCTAAGCAAGACTTAACATAAAGGCCGTGTGACATGCCACCATACATTGGTGTAGCAATAAACAACTTTGCCTTTTTTAGTTCTTCAAGTTTAACTTCAATTTCCATAATGTATCCATAAAATAAAAAAGAGGAGGGATACTATTATATATCCCTCCTCTGAGTGTTATTCTATAAAGAATTAGGCAAAAGCACGTGTTCCTTGTGAACGAATTGCGGCGATGCCAGCAGCAACTACACGTTTAGTTGGTGTACCCAAACGATAGAAAGAAACCTTGTCACCTGATGGTGTAACACGGCTGTTCAAGTAGATTGCATAGCCTTCGTTACGCAATTCATTGATGGTTGCGGAAGGATTTGCAACACCGAAAACAGATTGCATCTTAGTAGGTGTCAATGTGTTGTAAGAACCAGTCTTGGAAAGATAGGCGAGGACTTTAGATTTAGCGGACATAGTAGTCTCCATAATAAAAACGAATCTCAATTGAGGGAAAGTATTTGAGAGGAGATTCATTCTCTCAAAATGTGATATATTATAACACGTTTAAGTGAGTGTGTCAACACTTTTTACGGCAAAGAATAATCTCTGCCGCATTTATTAGAATGGTATTTCTTCAGAGGTTGTGGCCTCTTGAGGTGCAACAACAGGTGGTGCATCAGGATTAATACCTGCATCAATCTTGGTATACAAGTCAACAAAACTTGCCTTTGTATCGTCATCAAAACGGTTCAAGCAAAGATTAATTGATTTGATTTTATCACCATGAATACCAAAGGTACTCACAATGTGTACCAAACGGCGAGTGGAAATCACTTCATCACAACCGCCATCCAAGAAGGTTTTACGAATGGTATCTGCCCACATTACAAGTTTGTCGGCAAAGTCATCATCACCACGACCAACAGAATCCAATTCTTTCTTAATAATTTTCTTTTCAACATTAGTTGGTGGCCATTGTTGTTCATATGTATTAGGGAAACGCTCAAGGAACGCTTCGTTCAAAACATTAGTAAACATATAACGACCATCATCTGAGCCTTTACCTTTAGTATTTGCAGTAGCAAACACGGTGAAACCTTCAGTAGGTGTAATCAATTCACCTTTCTTTTTCAACATGAATGGTTTACCTTCAAGTACCCGTTGCAAAGAGGAAAGATTCTGAGCACCATAATCAATTTCATCAATACACAATACAGCACCTTGACGAGCGGCTGTTGTTACAGGACCATCACGCCATTCCATATTGCCGTCAATCAGCACATAGTTACCAAGCAAATCGCCTTCATCAGTTTCAGGTGTCATTGATACGCAAATGAATTTACGGCGAGCCTTTGCACAGGCCTGTTCAATAGACATTGTTTTACCATTACCAGAATGACCAGTAATAAAAACAGGAAAGAAACGATTTGATTTTACAATTGAAACAATATCGTCAAAGTCACCAAATGGGACATAATTACGATATGGTGTTGGAATTAAGTTTGTAGTATCAAGGTCAGTAACTACATTAACAATTCTATGATTTGATTGCTCAACAGGTTTTTTCATAGGCACAACATTGGCTTGCATTGATATTAATGCGGGATTAGGTACAAGGTATTTACCACGACCAACACGGTTCGATTCATCTTTGGTAAACCATTGAGCACCAGAAATGCCAAGATTTGCACAAATGGATTTGATTTCTGCTTTAGTCACTTCGGTTTTGCCAAGTGCTTGCAAAGAGGACATAAACTTTTCACGGATTTCAGTACGAGCTGTCATAATAAATCTTTCATAATATAGGGTATATTATAACACAACAGGAGGTATTGTCAACCACCCTGTTGTATTAACACAACACTCAGGCAGCAATGCCTTGAATGAACTTGGAGACTAACACTCGGTTAATCTGTTTGCCTTTATTGAATTTCATAAAAGCATTTTTGAGCTTAGATGCTGTAATTTTACCATCAACCTCAATTTCACTATCACTGGTCATCAACTCATCTCCACCAGAAATTAGGAAGAATGAATCATAACCAAGATTAAATGATTGTAAAAACTTCTGAGTATCCAATTTACGCTTCAGTTGTTTAATCAACTCAGCATCTATCATAGCATCAGAGCGCTTAGTGTATAGTGGTAATCTATTTTCATTATGGTAGTAATGTCTAATAATACCTTTTGAACGATGAGGAAGAACAATAAAGAAACCAAAAATCTTAGAATTAGTTGTAGCGGTAAACCATTCAGCAACCGAAACAAACATTTCATTACCTAATGGGTTAGCAATAACCTGTTTCTGATGCTTGTATTTGTTATCTTGAAGAATAACATTCTCATATGTTGGATGAAAGTAAGTATAACCACCTTCATTATTAGCCAAACAATTAGTAGAGTCAGCATCACCATCATGGATAATTACCAAGTTTGTAATATCCAAATTGTTGTTACGTTTAAAATTTTTCATAATTTCTTGTGTTGCAACCAAAGCTTCTGTCAAAGGAGTATTTGAAAGTCTTTCAGAATGTGGCCTTTGCACAGAACGAACATAACGGCCGCCTTCATAGGACTTCTTCAACAATATCATGTTACGTAAAGCCTTGGTAAATTCAGCATTTGTCATTTTAGAATTTAAGTATTCACGCAATGAAACAGTCTCAAGTTTTAATTCACCAGGTTGATACATAAAACATTGACGAACTTCCATGGGATTTCCAAGAAGATTAAGTGGTACAGCACCAGCCTTGGGGTTATCAATTGACCATATTGAAGAATCATTACTGAATGCATAAACATGGAATGGAATGTTTACTTTACGGCAGAACATGGAAAGAACTAAGATTTGTTCAATAGAACCTGCCATGTTATCTGACATAGAACCAGAATAATCAAGCAACAGAATCAAACCATGTGATTTGCCTTTTGGCACTTGCATGATTTTACGGAAGATATTGTCATCAAAGCGGTATGAAGCCAGTTTGTTAACATCAACATCACCAGTATCCGATTGCTTTGCCTTACTGAATGATTTGGCAGCCTTACGCATTTCAAACTCTTTGGCAAGTAAAGAAATGTAACGCTCATTTCTATTACGAAATTCTTGTACAAAACCATTGATTTTTTCATCTGTTATATAACCATTTTTAACTTGATTTGCAAAATCTAATGTCAACAACTCTTGAACCCGTTTGGCAGGCGTAATGATGTTGGACAAAATTGGCGTAGGCATATTAACATACACATAAGGCTTGCATTTTTCATCAAGCAATGTCAATTCGTTTCTACGATAATTATCATCAGTTACACATTGAGGATCAAAATCATCTGAATCGAAATTGGACATTTGCGAATCTTTATCACGATTCACATTGTTGCCGTCATCATCAGAATCGGAATCATCACCTTCACCATCAGAGTTACCATCGGTTTCTTCATCGGTAGTTTCATCTGAGGTTTCATCCGAATCTTCACTATCGCCAGATTCACCATTATCCAATTCAGTATCATAATCATAATCGGAATTGGTATCATCTTCATCTAAAGGATTGCCTTCATCATCATATTCAAAATCATCACCAATTGATAATTCGAATTGTTCATTCTTACAATAACCATAAATCTTTTCAGTTACCCGAAGCACATCATCCCATGTTTCAAGCATTTGAACTTCACCAATCATTTGCATTTCTTCAACAGAAAATTTAATGCTTTCAGAGTATTGGCTTTTGGTATAGATATTCAATCGGTCAATGAATGACATATGGTTAATGTCACGATATTGTATGCCAAAGAAATCACGGTCATTCAATTCAGCATATGCTTTTCTGAATGATGATTTGAGGCCTGGATATTTACGAATAACTTTTTTCTCAATGCGAGCATCTTCAATCACATTAAGGAA